TTCACGTCCAACAATCACGTTATTGTAGATGTTTGGCGTTACGTTTGTCTGCACACTACCTTGAGAGCTTCGCAGCCATCTTACGTTACCCACAGATCCCCATTCAGCATCTAATCCATCCCTTACAGGGTAGTTAGCTACCGAGATGAATCCATCGCAGTTCTGAAGGTCGGTGATGATCGCCGAGTTCAAGAACCCGAAGAAGGCGCTACGAACAGGCTGAGTCCCGAACTTCATCACACCTTCGATGTACTCTGTGATCATGAGCGCATCGTTAGTATCCAAAGTAACCATAGCCGTATCAATGTCCGCTCTGGTTAGCTCTGTAGGGGTATTGCCGTTAACACCGTTGGAGCAGTTGGTAACGTTCGATGTTGCAGCCAACACGTCACGTGTCAATGCATCCAACGTAGTACCCATTTGGATACCCAATAATTCGGTAAACGAATTTAAGATTGGATCATTAATAAGCATCTGCATTTGGTTGTCGTACTTAATAAAAGCACCGTAGAACTGAATCTGTGTAGTAATATCGACAGCTTGTGCAGCAACTTCGGAGATCAGGTCGCCAGAAGCAACCGGAGTAGTCGCGTTAGAAAGACGCAGATAACGCCTGTGGACCATCTGACGGCCCGCATTTTGAGGAAGCGCTTTCTTAACGGCAAATTTGTTATAGATCAAATATGGTCGAGCGATCATCAACAGCAAGCGGTCAAAGATTTGGTTGACTGCTGGCGGTAGTGTCGCTAGGGTGGTTAAAGCCATGTCCTACCTTTTTGGTTAGGACCTCGCTTTTGCCATGTTGAACATGTCCCATATTTGATCATCCGACATCGACTGCAGACGCACCTCTTCATCCTGATAGGAAGCTCCTTTTCTGGATGTTGCAGGCTGCGGCCTAGTACTGTTCTCGACGATCTTGTTGACCGCGTTCTGGTTCTGGGTCGCAAGTTTCTGCTGGTGGTATTTCGGCGATGCCTGAGCTAGCTTGTAAGCCAGTTTATGCAAATGCGGACTGTCTTTAATGGCATTAGCAAGGTCTGGGTCTTCTTGTAAGACGTCCGGCAAGTACTCTTTGATGACTTTATCGTAATCCTGATACTGCGTTCTAGCCTCTAAGTCTTTGAGCTGCTGCATATACTGTCGGCGCTCTCTATCTTCCTGCTGACGCAGTTTCTTGAGCTCGCCGTAGGTAGGGATGTCATCATCTCGCATCTTAGAAATATCAAACTCATCAGGCTGCTGCTGTGGTTGTTGTTTCTCCCACATCTGCCTTTGGAGATAGTCATTTTGAGCTTTAAGGTTCTGTACCTCTTGCCTAAACGCCTCGAAATTCATCTCTTTGTCTGAGACATGCTGAGGTGCATCCTGCATCTCAACTGGAGCTTCGGCGACCGGCTCCGCTATAACGCCCTGATTGTCTTCAGTCATAAAACACCTGTTTAACGCCCGTAGGTCGGCGACACCGACAAGTAAATAATTTACTTGATATCTGTATTTAAGCGCATTTCAGGCGCAATGTCAACGGTTTAGGGAACTATTCGGAAATTCCTAAGACATGGTATGTTTTGGATGTGTCGCGAACACCGCCATGGCCAAGGTGTTACGGGCCCCCTTCGTTTGATGGAACCAAAGGGTTAGTTAATCGATTCCTGAAGAGGGAAATCGTTAAAAGAGTTTCATCAGGCAGCCGGTTGCCTGTTAGCTACGAAATCCGGCAATTTCCCATCTATCTAGAAATTCCTTCGGATTCCCCTGATTGGCCATCTTCTGATATCCTTGAGTCTTACAAGGGGTTATCATGGAAAACACATCTGTTCTGTTATGGGCTATCGGTGGAGGATTCGCCGGCACTTGGATAGTCTTGGGATTCATCTATAAAATGTTCGATAAGATTGACGCTAAGTTCGATAAGATTGATCAGCGCTTTGATAAGCTCGATGAAAAGATCACGGATATTGATCGTCGTTTGTGTCGATTAGAGGGTGCGTTCAGCTCCAAGGAATGTTGCATGCTTCATCACCATGATCATCGAAAAGCTGAATAAAAAAAGGCGACCCCTGGCAGGATCGCCCCAATGGAGAGACATCGTAAAGTGAGGGACTACTTCACAAACATCTGATCGGACAGGACTAACTTCGAGGCGTTATCATAATTCTCCATCACCATTTCATCGGAATATTCTTCGTCAGGGACAGGGATATCAAGAGGCAATGCCCAATACTCAGCATAGCCGCTCTTATGGACTTCATAGATAACTTGACCTAGCATGTGATTCTTTGGCTTGGAATCGTCAACCTGCCAAAGCTCTTTGATTTTGCGTGATTTCGGGTCCCATTTAGCTGAGTAGACTATGTAAAAGACTTCGGGGCAATCAGATTTGGCTAGCAATTCGTTGGTTAGACGCTCCAATCTAGCGACAAAACTCCATCCCATCGCCTCACGCACCTCTCCTCGCTCCATAGACAGCAGGAAGCGCACATCTGTGGTCGGCTGGGTCATTAGGTTCTTGTCGAACGGAACAGCAACCACGGTTACTCCAAATACGTATAAGCCCTATCGTCGGGTTTAGCCTGCTTAGCTAGCTTGCGCTCATCGGATGTGCCTGTGCCACGCTGCGAGTACTTGCGATTGTCTGTATCGTCATCATCGCCATAGTTATCTTTAGCTTTATGGCCCTTGACCGGAGACTGGCTTTTCTTCGCGCGCATGTGCACTTTCTCTAAGTAGTCCTCAGGATCGTTCACGCCTTTGGTCGTCACATCATTGGTCTGGTGTAACTTGCTCTTGCGGTACATCATATCGCCCATAAAAACCTCTATTGATAGTCGTGGCCAAATTCATCTTCTTCTTTTCCATGCTCTATATGGCCTTTCACTTTAACTTTGCCCTTATGGCTGCCTGGACCAGCATAGGAGTTGGCAACGTAGTCATTCATTCGGTTGTTGGGCATCTCGTTATGCATGACTTTCTTGTAGTCCGATCCGCCAATGTAATCCCCTTTTCCACCTTTGGTGCTGTTTGGGGCTAATTCTTCGTATGATCTATCCATCATGTGGCTCATTGTGGTGTCTCCGCTTCTTCTTTGTGTTCTGATTCCTCAGTTTTCTCTAATTTGAGGATTGCGTCAATAAATTTGTTTACATGATCCATGTCCATAGCCGAAAGCTCTTTCGCCGACAATGCTCTTTGGTGCATTGCCGCTGCTCTGTCTTCTTCCGCTTTGGCCAACTTCTCTTTCGCGCTGGCTATCTTGATCAGGCTCTCTTTCTGGAGCAGGTCGTTGACCACAGCTTGATTCTGAGCTTCGGATTGAGCCTGCATCTGCATCATCTGATTCTGCTGCTGCTCCGCCTGCTCAACATCCTTGAGTAGCTCGTGTTTGGACTGCATAGGCATAGCCTTAAAAATCGTCGTCCATGGAACAGGAGCTCCAAGTTCCTTGAATTGCATCAGCTGCGTAAAGAAAAGCTGCTGCTGTGTCTCTGTGAGGGTTGTCTGAGCACATACGCAGTCGTATTTTCCGAAGTTTTTGTTGTAGAACTCAGCTGTAGGCTCCTCTTTAGTGACCTGTAAGACCTTTTCCGGCTCCCAGTTGTTTTGGATAAGCTTAATAATCTTAAGGCCGAGACATTCTTGAGCGTAACGCAGGTTGTCGAACAAGTCTTGAAGGGTAACCAGGCCTGCACCTTGCCTAAGCATGCTAAGTATGCCTGCTTTGTCATCAGTAGCGGCCCCGAGTAGTTCCTCATTGATCCCCACTATGCGCATGGTCAGCTGATTAAAGATGTTTTGTAGCTCGATCAGAGCAGGATTAAATGCTGCTGGATCTAGCTTGCGGGCATCTGCCATTAGATCTGCTTGAGTCTTAGCAAAGATAACTCGAGACTGTCCCGTCTTGTAAAAGTCCATCGGGTTGTCGAACTTGTCTTTCTTGACAATCCAGCCTGCATTGATCTGTGAGTCGATAGTGTCCACCATCTTGGACACGCGCTTGTTGAACTCTATCTGAGGGTCCCGCATGCATCGGATCATCGACTGCATCTTGTACTGATACAGGTCGTATTCCGGCTCGTAGACGGCTATAACCGGGATAAAAGGATACTCGTCTAGGTTATAGGGGTTCTCATCTTCCGCGATTAGGATGTTGTTAAGGATGCACGACCACTTGATAACGCGTTTTTGCCGCTTGTAGCTCTTGACAAAGGGAAGAGACATCAGAGGCGCTAGCTGCTTGGCATTCTTTTTGGTAACTTCGATTTCTTGTAAGGTCATCGGATTGATGACGACCTTGACCTCTTTGTATTGCTGCTCCCACATCTCTGTGTAGGCTAAGAGGTTCTGCGATTGGAATATGCGCTGCTCTGGCATGAAGGTAAATAGATCATCCCTCATGTTGCCTTGCATCTGCTCGATGATTTCTTTTTTGTCCTGAAATCGAGAGATAGCCTCTGTCTTTGTCATGTAGGCGCGGCGGATAATGTAGTCGCAATCACTAAAATCTTTCTTAGTCCAGAAGGGATCTGTGATTACCGAATTCCATGGGTAAAAATGCACGTTGATATCGCCGTTGAGAGGGTCTTGGCGATAGTCTACCTCAAGTGCTAAGTATCCAATTCCTGTTACTAATGCTCCTTTGAACGCATCTGAGACGGCATAGTGCCCTTTGCCTGTCCTCATGACATGGTACATACATTTGGTAAACTGATCGGCAGTCTTTTGCGACGACATCTCAATAGGCTGAGCAATAAGGCTTAAGCGATGCTTGCGCTCATAGCCCTGCACCATATTGACTGCGGATCTTGTGAGGTTGAAACAGTAGTCGGGGCGTTGTTCTTGCTGAAGATATCTACGCTCTTCTGGAGTCCACTGATTATTGAGATAAAACGACTGATCGCGATATGCTTCTACCCAAAATGCTTGCCAGTTTATAAATGCGCGGTTATAAGCGGTTCGTATCTTCTCTTGCGGCGTGGCTGGATTCGGGCTGAAAAGATCGGCGCTGCGGTATGGGTACATAGGCCTATCAATATTTTATTTTAAGACTACGGGAGTACACGTATTTTGTCTACAGAAAGGCGTGATGAGAAGTTCGACGAGATAAGAAAAATGATTGCCCTGAACGATAGGATTGAAGAACGCATGGAAGCAAACAAAGACATAGCCAAAGAAGTTAGCCGTGACAGGCTGATAGCTAGGATCCAGTGTTTCGAAGACGAGCTACGTGAATGGTACCATCAGCTGCAAGAGCCAGAACGTGGTGATCCAGCAGGCGAAGATGATATGAGCAAAGGTAGGCGGCTTGGAGCCCAGGACATCTTAAGTGATGTGCTAGATAGCTACGAGGATCTCTTTGGAGATCTCACCGTATGCAAATACGATGGAAAGGGGTTCTGATGGACGATATTATTGTTGCTCAGATGAAACAAGACGTGGAAATACTGATCGATGCGCTGGCAAAGCAAAATCAAGTGCTGATCCAAATGTCTAACGCAATACAGGCTCTAAATCAGCGATGCAGTCTAGCCAGTGAGCGAATTATGAACCTAGAGGTTAAAACATCTGGCACACGCATTGTCAATGGAGCCCAAGGCCAAATCTGGGAGAGCGTGTGATGTACGACATACAGGCAGAAATCATCAAAGAACTCATAGAGGAAGTCGAACACCTCAAAGCTAGATGCGATATAGCATCTGAGCGCATCGATGAACTAGAAAAGCGCTGGAAGCAATCTAAAATTGAACACTCAAAAGAAATCGATATAACAGGGATGTTTGATGGACTCCAAATATGAAGTATACGTTCCTCCCATTTGGATAGAGAGAAATTTTACCTGCGTACATATTGGCGATATAATGCCTCAGCCTGCGCGTCGGTCATCGACTGGCCCTCAGCAAGACAGGCGTCCAGGCCTACAACTAAGTACCTTAGACTGTCTGCACAATGGCTGTGATCGTCGTGAGAAGGCCGACCCGACCACTGACCTAGGGATCGATCCCATTTCTGGGTATAGGATTCTAGATGACCGATGAGCTTTAGACAGTCTTCCGAGTTGTGGAACCACAACCTAGGAAAGATTGTCTTAACAGCATCTATTCCGTCGACTATTGAGAGGTCTGGTACTAGGTCGAAGGTAATTCCAAGGCTTTGCGCAGTCTCGTAGCGTGTACGTCCTGTGGAGTATTCGTGATTCTTCAGGTCGTGCGGAGCGAGATGAGTGCCATAGATGTAGTCTTTTGACTTAACAATCTTAATGTAGTCGGCCATGGAATACCCGCTTGATTCGAGGTAGTCCACAATATGTATCTCTCTCCCAGAGATCTGGAAAAATATGATCGTGTTTGCGTCCGAAAAACCGAGATCCCATGCCGTATGAACTCTGAGCTGGCGGTCCCAAGGAATGTTGCAGATACGCTTTTGGCTGCGTGCAATTGAGACATATCGCGCGTAATAGAGTCCATCGACGTTAACCTCAAAGGCTTCATCTGGCGTTGATGGATACTCTTTCTTGATGTTCTCACCTAGCACTTCTGCCTTCTTTGTGTACCAGTTCTTTTGCGCCTCTGTGAGTAAAATTCCTTGCTTCTCGAGTGATTCGAAGTAAACGTTCATTCTGGTGCTGGAACCCCGAATTCTTCAGCGTAGTCGATCAGAATCTCACCAATCTCTCCGCAAAGTTCTATCGGCAATCGCATCCCTTGAGGTTTAGCACCTTCCTGATTTTTATATATCCATACCTGTTTTGGGTCGTAATCATCCTTTAGCACAGCATAAGTAAATCGTTTTTGGCGCACGCCTTTAACTACACGTACATCCCTGGATTCTAGCTCTCTATTTAGTGGTTCACCTTGACTCATCTCACTCACTCTCATCCATTTTGAGATACATTTCATATGAATCCTGTAAAAACTGAAAGCACTCTCGAGCGGTTTTACCCTCCACCTTCATAAGCCAGCAAAATGTTGTAACAAGAGCACTAACACCTATGTCTTTCCCTTTTTCGCGTAGCATATGAGCATCTAAAAAAGCCAAAATGTCGTGTGCAGCGAGCCTTATCAATTCTTGGTCATCCTTCATCGGCGTCACCTTTGCTTCTTGTATAGGTACTTGAAAATATCTATCGACCTCTCCAGGAGATAGCTCTCATAATCTGAGTTTACATGGTTACTGTCCATAATCTGTGACATTGCGCAGAACAGAGCTGCTACAGCATTAGGGACAGTGCTCCTAGACTCTGCTAGCTCAATCAGATCGGATGTCAGCTGCTTGATGCCAGCAAATTCGTGGGGGATTTGACCGTCTTCAATCATCTAGGATTTCCTTTTACGACCATTTTGTTAGGGTTACCGATATGGTTCATACTATATCTAGCGCGTACTCGGGGTGTCTGTGCCACGGAAGGAAGAACAGCTTATAGTCCATCTGGCCTACCGGCAAACCTTTGAGCTCTCTGTCTTGGCAGCGCCTTACCATGGATGCAAAGGCGCCCTCTCGACCCTCTGCGGTGGATTCAATGGTGATAAACTGTCCCACCTGCACTGTATTCAGAGCACCCGTGATTATCTCTTCGGCTTTGTCTGGTGACTCTCGACAGATTTTACCGAACTCCGAGATATGTAAGAATTGTACAGTGCCGCCCCTAAGGCTAGTGCCAACACGGTATACGCTACCATTCTCAAAACGTAATTCGTTTGCATTATCCCTCCTGGCTGGTACCATAGCCTTAACAGCCGCTGGTAAGCAGTCATATGCGAATTTAACCTTGTCTTGGAATATTTCCAATGAGTTTTTTTGTCTGTCGGCGATGATTGCAGCATTTATGTCGGTGTTCCAGAGGCACATGTCGAGGTAGAAAATCGCAAAGAGGGTGGTGATTCCTAGCTGTCGAGCTTTAAGAATGATGTTTAGATTGTGTAGTCCATCTAGTATCTCTTTCTGGGCCCAATTAGGCCTAAAGAGCACTCTAGAGCCTTCCTTTGTCTTGATGTAGTAGAGATTGTTCAGTCGCCACTCTCTAGAGGATAGGCATTTGACAACAGTGTGTAGATCAGGATCAGACTGGCTTTGCGTCAGCATTGTCACTGTCTGTCAGAGGGTTGCGCGTCTGGTTCTGAATGTGCTCTAAAAGCGCTTTTATGAGCGCTTTGTCCTGCTGAGCACTCTCAGGCTCATATGCGTACTGCTTAAGTCGGCATTTTCCGAGGTGAATCAGCATCTGGTTGTCCCCAGCAAGCGCTTTCTCATACTGCTTTTTGAGAAGCGGCTCTTCCCCTTTTACGTACAAAACACCGGAGTATTCGGTAAAGCTTATTCCCTTCTCTTTCAAGCACCTATCATATAAGGTGTCCTCGTGTAGAGCAAAATAACTGGCTATTTTTACTCCGGACATACCTAATCTTAGCAGGTTGTCAACCACATCCCAATCGAGCTGTTTCTTAGGTCTTCCTGCTGGATTCATGGATTGCATAAGCGAATAACCTTAAGTTGTTTTTGGTTTCACCGTACAACAAGGAATATTTTTAAGTCTAGAGGTTATCCACCGGCGCCCTGCTGCTGGTATTGAGTTTGTCTACCTCGCCAGATGGTGATCATCTCCCGTACATCTAGCATGCGCTGCTGAGGAGTTTGGGTAGTTAGCAATGGGGTCGGGTTTGGATTTACAGGAACGCCTTGGATGACCGTTCTATTGGGTGAGGGAACGATTGGTGTAAAATCCATTATTTTCTTCCCTCCCTCAAGAGATCGACGAACATCTGATAGAGCGTGTCAATGCGACGATTGGTCGCGGTCATATCGTCATGCAAGGATTTAATGTCTGTATCTATACGCTCTATAGCTTCTTTTAATGGAGCTAACAGATACCACAAAAGACCTCCAAGCGTGCCTATAAGCGATACTATAATTGTAGTAACTTCATACCAGTGCACAGAACACCTCCATTTTGGTGATCATTATGCCAGGAAGGTGACATTGCGGGTAGACTAAGACTTTTATTGAGGTCCGACGAAATCGTCAGACGGTATATGAAGCCAAGAACGTACATCTTCTCCATCGCGTTTTAGGTCGGGATATTTGTGCTTAAGAACGCCTGAGAGAGCGTTTAGATCGTAATCATTTAAGATGGAGGCCAGGGGATAATCTCCGACATAATCATAGATGTTGATGATGTTAGTGATGACTCGTTGATTGGCTTTTATTTTTATCACGGTCATGTAGTAAGCGAGTTCTTTGGCCAATCCTACTTGAGAGGCACTTTGGAGGCATTCTTTACCATATATTTTCCCGTCATGTGTGGTGATAGTCAAGTCGGGGAGGCCTATATAGAGTGAGTCCATGAGGCTGTCCGTGGTTATAGGGTTGTTCGGCGCAAGAATTCTACGCGTATGCGTTTAGGTGAGCCTTTTTGTTGTTGATAAACCCAGCTGAATTGATCGGAGTTATCGGCTTGTCCGGGAGCTAGGCCTGGGTTTAGCTGGTCGGCTATTGCATCACGGATTGCTTTGACTGCGTTTTGATAGTTGTCATCATCCATTTTTCGGCCTCCGATGCGAATTATGGAGATTAGGAGGGGATATTTTGCAAGATTCTTTAGGTTAAGATGGGACATGGCGGAGATGACTTCGATCTTCTGGTGGTTTTTGCGTTTGCGTTTGACAGTCCAATGGTCGGTGTTGTTAGCTTCAGAGACAATGGGGCAATAGAGGTCTATGCCGTCGTAAAAGATAGCGGCTTCGCACGGTTTGTTTTGGGATGACTCTATTTCGCATTTTAAGCCATTGCTGTTGCTGTTTCGTGTGGGGGGCTGTGATTTGGGTTGGGTTTTCATTTTTGAGGCTCCTGTGGCCATTCATGGAGTTCTTCGACTTCTAGGCTGATCATGTACTTTAGGTTGAGGAGCTGGTGGCTCGTCCCTTCATCGACGTGAAAGGTATCTAGGAAACGCACATTTTCGACGAATGCTGAGATGTTATCTACCTCTATGGTGGTGCGATAGTCGTTGTAGTTGCTCATGTAGAAGGTCATTTGGTATTTCTTCATTCGATTCTCTCGATTCATTAGGAAAACGGTCCCAGGACCCACGCTTTTCCATCGAAAAACGTGCCTGGGACCGGCAAATTATCAATCTTCGTGAAATAGGTGTTGCATTCCCTCTTTGATGATAAGTCTGTCGATGTCGTTTAGTTGAACCATTGCAGCTATCACCATTGGATCCTTTGGGCTAAGTGCCTGATTTTCTATGCATTTAAAGTAAAATTCCCATCTATCCATACACTTTTTCCTCCTCATCCTCAGAAACTCCTCTCTAGATAGAGAGTCTTTCACAGTTCTTCCTCTGGCTTCTCATAATAGTTTCTAGGGGGTTCCTTATGTTGTTGCTCTC